TACACTTGTGGGGCCAAACTGCTAAAAACAAAAAGTGGACAGTACATAATTGAATCTGTTATCCGGTTCCGAAAAACACCAAGAGTTGTTGAACAGGTAATTAAGCAGACAGCTCAGATTGATGGCATAGGAACAGAAATATGGATGGAGCAGGAACCAGGAAGCTCTGGAGTCAACACAATAGACCATTACCGCAGAGATGTCCTGCCAGAATATACTTTCAGGCCTGATAAGGTAACAGGAAGCAAGGTTGAGAGAGCAGCTCCTTTCTCATCCCAGACTGAAGCTGGCAATGTTCTTATTTTGAAGGGATCATGGAACAAGGACTTTCTTGATGAGGCAGAACTTTTCCCGGATGGTAAATTTAAAGACCAGGTGGACAGCTGCTCTGGAGCATATAGCAAAATAGCATCAAACTCTGGATTTCGTATCAGGAGTGTTTAATGAAAGGAGGACTTGGAAATATGAGTGTAGAGGCTTCCCTGAAGGAGATGTCTGAAAACATAAGCCAAATAATTGGTATTGTTGAAGATGTAAAGGAAATTAAAATCAAATTAAATAATATTGAAAGGGACATATCCGGATACAGAGAAGAGATGATTGAAATGAGAACCAATCTTCATAATTTCCAAGACCGCTTTAATGAACACAGAGCTTCTCAGATTGTTGACTTTGATAAAATGGGGGCTTCCTGCAGAGAGATAACAGATAAAGCATGTGCCAGAGTTGAGGCCAATTACAAAGAACTATCTGAGCTCAATTCAAAGACAAAGAAAAATGTATTTGATTCAATAGACATGGCAAAGAAAGAAGCTATTACAGAAGCTGTTAAGGAGGTCAAGTTATGGCTTTATGGAGCGGTGGCAATGGCTTTTATCGCAATGCTGATACCGGCAATTAAAGAATTGTTAAGGCAATAAGGAGGAGAGGAGAATGGCATTTACAGGTGAGTATATAGCACCCCAAAGATGGTGGGAATTTGATTTTTACTATTCAGAAGACCCAGCAACAGTTGGAACAGATAAGCTTCAGCAGACTCTGGCAGCAGGCAAACTGGCAAAGCTCCGGGAAATAAGGCTTCATTGTTCTGTAGCCTTTGCCTCAGCTCAATATCTTGTTGTAAGGCTTTCAGAGGCCCAGCATGGTTCTGCCCATAATGTAACTCTTCTGAGTTATGCCATGAATGGTGTTCAGGATTTATTCATTCACTATTCTGACCCAATCTTTTTAAGGTCTGATGATAATCTTGTAGTTGAACTTTCCACTTCAGCAGCAAATGTCGTTGGAATACAACTTATTGGATGGGCTGTCATAGAGGACTGATATGAATTTTATCAAGACAATATTAAATATAATCAAAGCCTTCTCCAATACAGATGCTGGGAAAGGAAGAAAGCCTGAGCATGAAAAAGAGATAGTGAGGACAAAAAGCCTTTCTATTCTTATTCATAAGGATTTTCTCACTCTGAACCGATATTCCAGACCGGGAAAGAAAAGGATTGGAGTAAAGGCCATAGAAGTTCACTGGGTCGCCAATCCAGGAACATCAGCCAAGTTCAACAGAGATTATTTTGAGTTGAGAAAGGGAGGCAAGCTGAGTTTCGGCAGCACCCATTATATAGTTGACTTGGATGGGGACATTGTTCAGCTTATTCCTGAAGAGGAGATTGCTTACAGCTCCGGAGCAAGCAGCTACAAGCCCGGAGTCACTGCTTTCTTTGGCAATCCTCCCTATAAGAATACAATCTCAATTGAGTGTACTCACACCAATGGAAAGGGAGAGATGACTTCGATGACATATAGTGCTCTTATTGCTCTTTGTACTTATCTCTGCAAGAAATATGGTCTTCAGGCTTCTGACCTTGTTCTTCACCATGACCTGACCGGAAAGCTCTGTCATAAATGGTTTGTTGACAATCCTGAAGAATGGGAAACTTTTAAAAGTGCTGTAAAGAGCGAATTATCTGTAACAGACAATATTGATATAACCTATACTGAAGGAGGGTACAATGATTAAGAAATTTTTTGAAACATTCATCAAGCCTTTCTGGTTCTCCTCTTCATCTAAAGGCCTGAAGCCTCCATACTTCTATGGCTTCTTGCTGATGATAGCCTTATTTGCTACTGTTGTTCTTTTCCTTGAGATGGCTTGGAAAAAATATCCGGGAGAGGTTCTTGGCTCAGTGGCTGGTGTTATAGCAACATTAGCTGGTCTTTATCTCGGCACACTGAGGATATTTGACAAGGGCAAGAAAGAGAAGAGTGAACGAGAGCCAATAACATATATACAAGAAGGAGACAAGTGATGTCATTTGGAATACCAAAAGAAGGATTCTGGGGACAGAAAGAATTGAGCTATCAGCATGTTCATATGTTCTGGGCATTCTGGATGGCTTATGCTATGGGATTAATATTTCCTTTTCTGTGGATATATCCTCTCGCAGGCTTCCTCTGTGGAGCTATGATGGAGAGTTATCAGTACAGGAAATATATTGAAGAGCAGACCATTCCAAGAACTTGGCTTGACAGCTTGAGAGACCTTTGTTTTTGGGTTCTTGGTTCTTGTCTGAATTATATTCTCATCTTCACAAGAGGGTTGGTATGAAAAAGGAATATGCTCTGATATCAATTCTGCTTCTTGCAGTGATTCTGCTTTCAGCTTTTCTTTTCGTAGGCTGTGTTCATTATCCCGCTCTTGAGGACTTTCCAAAGGGAACATCCAGAGCTTGTATTCGAGCTGAAAGATGTTGGTACTATGCTGCCAAGGGTAAGATTGCTCTTGATTGTAGCCTGCTTCAGGAGGCCTGTAACAAGGGAGATGTATTCTTGGATTATCCGGAACTTAAAAGTCAAAACAAGCTGCCGGAGATATATGATAAAAATGGAAGCCATGAGATGTCATTCCAGGAGTATTGGGACAAGGTGAGATAATATGTGGAATCCTTTTAAAAGGCTGGGAAGAAAAGAGAGCAGAACCACTTCTGTTATTATCAGAGGGACAGGTGGAGCAATCTGGACTCCCAATGACTATGAGAACTTTGCCAAAGAGACATATCTCAAGAATGTTATAGCATATAGATGTATCAGTATGATTGCCCGCTCAGTGGCCTCAGTTCCCTGGTACATTTACAGTGAAGGAGAAGATGGGAAAATAACAGAAGTTCCAAATCATCCTTTCTATAGAGTTCTTGAAAGGGCCAATCCAGATGAAAGTTGGTCATTCTTTGTTCTCAAGTCAATAGCTTATCTTGTTATGTCAGGAAACTGTTTTCTTGAAAAAGTTGGACCTGTAACTGGACCCAACAGAGGCAAGGCAAGGGAGATTTATTCACTGAGGCCTGACAGGATGACTATTCTCACTGACCCTATGAGAGGAAGGATTTCAGGATACAAATATACAGTTGGTTCCCGTTCAACTGAATGGGAAAGAGACCTCATAACAGGAGCTTGTGACATACTTCAGATAAAGGACTTCAACCCTGTCAATGACTTCTGGGGAGCTTCAGCAACAGAATCAGCTGCCAGAGAGATAGACACAAGTAATGAGGCAACGAACTGGAACAAGAAGCTCCTTGAAAATGAGGGCAGACCTGGAATGCTCTTTATTGTGAAGGGTATGTTGACAGATGCCCAATACGATAGGCTTGAAAAGAAGCTCAAAGAAGATTATGGTGGAGCAGCCAATGCTGGCAAGAGTCTTATTATTGATGGAGACCAGGGAGCAGAGGTGAAACCATACGGATACAGTCCATCAGACCTTGAGTTCACAGAAGGTGGAAGGGAGCTTGCCCGGAGAATAGCTTTTGCTTATGGAGTGCCTCCAATGCTTGTTGGTATCCCCGGAGACAACACTTACAGCAACCAGAAAGAAGCAAGACAGGCTTTCTGGGAGGATACAGTTGTATATTATCTCAACTATTTTGCCCAGGAATTGAATTTTTGGCTTTTCAATGATGAGACGAATTATTTGAGCTATTCTCTTGATGATGTCCCAGCTCTTGCTCCAAAACGGGAATCAAAATGGAAAACTGCCCAGGATTCTGACTTTTTAACAATCAATGAGAAAAGAGAGACGGTTGGATTGGCTGAAACTGAAGGTGGTGATGTTGTTCTCGTGCCTGGAACAATGATTCCTCTATCCATGGCAGGCTTTGAGACAGATATGAATGAAGAGGAAGACACAGAAGATGAAGATGAAGGTGAAGATGATACTGAATAGTAAAACATCAGTTCAGAGAAAGCTTTCACAAATAGTGTTTGTTCGCAAAATGATGCTGTTTGAAAACAGATGGAAAAAAGTTATTTATACTATACTTGATAAGATGTATTCAGCATCAGCAAGAAGTATTGAAAGAGGAGACCCAACTCCAGAGGATATGGTGGATGACTATATAAATGAATTTGTCAAGACAAGCAAGAAGTGGCTTGATGACATAGCCTGGGAATTTGCTCAGGAGGCCTGGAATGATGCCGGAGTTGAAAAAGGTATTTCTCATTTCCTTGTTAAAGGTCCAATTCTCGATGCCTTTTATGTTTGGATCCAGATATGGGGAGAGAAGAGAGCTGGTCAGATGGTATCCCAGGTCACTGAAACAACTAAAAAGAAAATAAGGAATGCTCTATCAAAAGGTATGATGGAGAATCAAACAAGAGCTGAAATATCAAAGAAGCTAATTGCTTCTGGTAAGGAAATAAACAAGGCCAGGGCTTTGAGAATAGCTAAAACAGAAACACATATAGCAGCTATGGGAGGATATCATCATGGAATGGAATCCACAAAGCTTCAGATGAAGAAGGAATGGCTTGCTGCAAGAGATGCCCGTGTGAGAAAGTGGCATGCCAGAGTAAGTGGAACTGTTATTGATATGGATGAGGAATTTATTGTTGGCCCAGATGCTATGATGTACCCAGGAGATGAAACTGCCAGTGCTGGGAACTTGGCAAATTGTCGATGTGTTGCTTTATACCATGTTATATGAGGAGGAGTGGAGATATGGAATTTACAGATTTGCCATTTGAGATTAAAGAAGGGAGTCTGGATGAATCTGGATTCTTTGAAGGTCAGGCCTCCCCTTTTGGTGGCAAGCCTGACAGCTATGGTGATGTGATAGTTGAAGGAGCTTATTCAGAGACATTATTGAAGGGAGGGAGGAATGGTACAGGAGTGGCTATGCTCTGGCAGCATGACCCAAAACAACCTCTTGGTGTCTGGACAGAGCTCAAAGAGAATAAGAAAGGGCTTCAGGCCATAGGACAGCTTGCCATTGAGACTCAGCTTGGTCA